GCGACGACGCGCACGAGCGACTGCAGCCGCGCGTGCCGGCCGCCGATGCCGGGCGTCGTCGAGTCCGCCATGCAGATCTCGTTGGCCGGCCCGAGGTCGCAGACGATCGTGCCGGCCTCGCCGGGCCCCGCGGCGTTCGGCGCCAGCAGGCGCGGGTCGGCCCAGTATCCGAGCACGTGCTGCTCGCTCTCCTCGGTGCCGGGGAGCGCGATGAGCAGCGAGCCGCGCGCCAGCGTCGGCAGGCCTTGCGGCCAACCGATGGCCTGCGGCCGGAGCCGCGTGTCGGTGAGCCAGCGCGCATCGCGTAGCGGCGCCGTTTCGTTCGTGCCGTAGATCGCGTCCGAGCTCGTTACCAGCACGCCGAGGCTCTGCGTCCACAGGCCGTTTCCGCGCACCGCGCGGTCGCGCGTCTGCCAGAACATCCAGGGGTGGATGTCGCCGAGCGTGCCGAGGCCGTGCTCGCGCGCATACTCGGCGATCGAGTCGGCCGCGTTGCTGCCCTCGGTCTGCAGCTTCGAGATGCGCGCGCCGCCCAGGCTCAGTCGAACCGACACCGGAACGCCGTCGGTGCCCGCCGCATGGTCCTGCAGCGGGAAGAATCCGAGGTCGATGCGGTCGGCGATCGTCACGACGGGAAGGGTAGCGTGCCCAGGATGATGTGTCGCGCGCTCTCCGGCAGCACGGCGAGGCGCGAGATTGCGCGCTGCTGGCCGGGGAACTGGTGCAGCGCGTCGACCTTCGCCGACGGCGCGACGCCGACGCGGATCGCCGCGCCGCTCATGTTGCCGACCAGGCGAAGGCCGTTCTCGGGGACGCGCGTCGCGACGTTGCCCTGCACGCTGTCGGCGTAGGGCGCCAGCAGCTCGGCGGCGAGCGAGAGCGCGTGATTCGTCAAGTGGCTCTCCTCGTTCGACAGCACGAAACCCGGGAGGTCGGTGCCCTCGATGCCGGGCTCGTCGCCGTCGCCGCGCAGGCCGATCAGGTCCTGAATCGTCGCGCTGGCCTGCTGTTCGTCCTGCCAGGCGAAGCGCGCCGTGACTTCGCCGGGCGGAACGAACACGTGGAGCTCGGGCCCGTCGCCGTTCTGCAGCCGGAACTCGCGACGGAACAGGCTCTGCACGTTCGCCGCCTCGACGTCGATGCGGTGGAACTGGTTCGCGTTGTTCGGCGCGCTCGGGACCATCGTCAGCAGCACGGCGAACCGGAGCCGCGGCGACAGAAAGATGCCGTTCGTGCCGGCCTCGACTTGCATACCGGCCGCGACGGGTTGCGAGTCCTGCTGCGCGAGGTCGCGCGTGATGACGGCCGGCGCGCCGGTCGCGTCGACGAGATTGCACGGCACGAAGGCCTCGGTGAGCCCATACGGCGACGCGATCCATTCCAGCCGGAAGATGCCGAGCTCGCGGTCGATGAAGTTGACCGCGGCAGGCCCGGGCGGCGTGCGGATGATCGGCTGGCCGCCGGTCGTCGACGGCGCCAGGTAGTCGACGTTGCGGTAGACCTTCTGCTTCGCCGGGTCGGTTCGGCTGGTCATGTAGTCCTTCCGCGACGGGATGACGCACGCCTGGCCCCACACTGCCGCCGGCGCGCGGGCGCCGGTGATCGGATCGAGCAGCGCCACGCGAACCGGCAGCAGCTCGCGCGCGGCCTCGGTGTAGCGGCGATTCAGCCGGAACGTCTGCCGGAAATGCTGCTTCAGCGCTGCGATTCGCAGCGCGACGTTCGCCTCGCGGTCGAGGTCGAGGCCCTTGCCGCCGAGCACGCCGTCGAGGTCGCCCTTGAGCCAGTGCGTCGCGATCGTCTCGAACGTCCACGGGAACGAGTCGGCCGGCCGGTCGGCGTCCATTGCCGCGAGCCACCGATCGACGCGGACCCACGTCCCGGGCGGAACCGGCTTCGTCGTCGTCTGGCCGCTAACGGGGTCGAACTCGGTGACGTTCGTCACCGGGTCGACGGTCGGCAGCACGTTTTCCAAGTAGGGCTCCGAGCGGCTCGGCTGCGACTGCGTCGTGCCGCGGTAGTCGTCCTCATAACGAAGCAGGACCTCGACTTCGCGCTGATAGTGCACGACGACCTTCGACGGCCGGATCGCGGCGCGATTGATCCAGGCCGCATACTCGCCGGCCCAGGTCGTCGGCGGCAGCTCGCGGAAATGCTGCTCGACGGCGTCGAGGTCGGTGCCGTCGAAGACGACGGCAGCGCCGCGCGCGTCGATGTAGACCTCGGCGCCGGGCACGTAAGCCAGCAGGCGGCCGAGCGCGACGTCGCCCTGGTCGCGCAGCGCGACACCTTGCAGCGTGAACTCGCCGGCCGTGCCGGCGCCGTTCGTGTCGGCGATCGGGAAGCCCTCAATGCGGAAGCCGCCGGCGGCCGCGTCGCCTTCGAGCTGCTGCAGCACGTCTTCGACGGCCTGCTTCGGCGTCCACCGCTTGCCGTCGCGCAGAGAGTAAGCCAGGTAGTCGTAGACGTCGACGACGGTCGCGAGCTCGACGGGAACCGTGCCGAACGCCGTCCGGCGGCCGGTCTTCCGCGGCATGTTGAAGTCGCGGACGATCAGGGAGTAGGCCCACCGCCAGCGCTTGTCGGCGACGACGAAGCTCACGCGGTTCGGCGAGTCGGTCGGCGCTTCGTGCAGGATGTAGACGTGTTCGACGGTCGTCGTGAGGCCGCGGCTGTCGACAATCTTGAGGGTCAGCGGCCGCCCGGCCTTGCCGGCGAGCTGTTCGTCCCACGCGCGCTTGTGCACCTGCAGCGTCGTCGTGTAGGGCACGACGCCGGTCGTGAAGCGCCAGACGACGGCCGCGGTGCCGGCCAGCGGCACGCCGTCGAGGGTCACGGTCGCCTTTGCTGCTTCGGCCATCACGCTCCTGTAGTCGGCCCGCGTTGAATCGGGACCGCGGTGCGGCTGCCGGTGCCGGTCTTCCGGTGGAACCGCTCGACGACGGTTTCCGTGAGCACGTTCAGCTCCAACTGCTGCCCGTCCGGAAGGCCGACGAACTGCGGCGTCACCTGGCTCGTCGACGAGATGATGTTCCAGCCGTCGCTCTGCACGGCGCGGCGGCTGCCGGCGTCGGGTCCTTCCTGGCCGGCGATGATGTCCGAGAAGGCACCGGCGGCGCCGGCGCGCGGGGACTCGATGATGCGCAGCTTCGGCGTCTCGCCGCCGACGACGATCGCGGTGCGGGACCATACGCGCTCAAGCGTCGCCCAGCCGACGTCGGCCTCGGCGGCGAGCTCGTCGTCGCCGTGCACCGGCGTGTAGTCGATGGTGCGGTTCTCGCGGAACGCGACCGACTGCGAAACCTCGACGACGCCGCTGCTGTTGTTCGCCTGGTAGACGAACTGCAGGGACACCGACAGCCGGTTGCTCGTGCGGTCGAAGCTCACGCGCTCCTCTTCGACGCCGAACACCTGCGGCGAGAACTCGCCCTGGAACTCCTGCCGGACGAACGGCCGGATCTTGGACTCGAACACGTTCCGCAGGTCGGTCGTCGTCGTGACGTCGACCGCGCAGTCGAACGAGCCGATGACGCGCCGCAGGCGCTGCACGCCGGCGCGCGAGTCGCCGGGATGCTGCGACAGGTCGGTGAAGACGACGCGGTGGTCCTTGATCTGCGGGTCGTCGCGCAGGCCGTTCGACTGGTCGGCGATCAGCTCGACGTATTGCCGGGTGAACTCGCACAGGTGCGACGCCGGCGCCGCGGCCGGCGTCGCCGCCGAGCGCTCGCGGTCCATGGAGTAGTTCTCGTCGGCGAGCTCCCACGTCGCCGCATTGTCGACCGCGTCGAGGTAGGCCGTCGCCTCGTCGTCGAACTCGGCCTTGTAGCGCGCGACGGCGTCGCCGGCGCTCGTCGCCGTGTAGGTGCCGCGCATGGTGACGGTTCGGCGGCGCGCGACGTCGAAGTCGACGACGACGGCGACGGTGCGCAGCCCGACGTCGGCCGCGTCGTCGGCCGGCAGCTCGCCCTCGACGGTCACGGTGTAGGCGCGCGACAGCCCGCGGTCGACTTCGGGCCGTCCCGACTTGACGACCGAACTGCGGACCGCGAGCAGCGTCTCGCCGACCGTGTAGTCCCACGCCGCGCCGTCGAGGTCGATCGTGAGCACGTCGCCGGCGACGAGGCGCTTGCGGAAGCCCTGCTCGATGTCGTCGGAGAGAGCCTTGAGCGTCGCGAGGTCGGTGCCGGTGACGACGACGTCGAAGACCAGGCGCAGCGTCTCGAACGTCTTCTCGATGACGTAGGGCCCGTGGAGCTGGTAGTCGGTTGCGCCGCCGACCGTCAGGTCGCCGAACGTGATCGAGAACGGGTTCGGGACGGTCGCCATGGTGTCACTTGAAGGGGTTGAGCTTGCCGGCCAGCTCGTCGACGGCCTTCGACAGCAGCTCGCCCAGGCCGGTCATGATGCGCCCGATGACGTCGCCGATGCCGGGCCCGAAGAAGTCGGTGTTGCTCTCGAACAGCCGGCGCCCGGTTTCCTCCTGCAGCCGTAGCGACTTGATGGCCGCGAAGTAGCTGCGCGCCTCCGGCGGCACGCGGTTCTGCGCGCCGGCGATCGCGCCGAAGGCCTGGATCGTCTCTTCGCGCGCCGCCTTGCTGGCGCGGGCGTCGAGGCTCAGGTCGCCCAGAAGCGCCTTTTCGAGCTGCGTGCCGAGCGGCGACAGGGCCTCGGAGAACACGTCGCCGATGCCGCCCTCGGTCGCGCCGCGCACGGCTGCAATGCCGGTCCCGACGGCCGTCCCGACGCCGACCAGGCCGAGCCCGCGCGACACCTTGCCGCGGACCCAGTTGCCGATTCGGCCCGTCGTGCGGGCGGCCTCGGTCGTCAGCCCGACGAGCTCCTGCTTCGCCTGCGTCGTGTCCAGACGCACGCGGACCTTTGCTTCGTCGGCCATCAGCGGCCCCCCTGCTTTCCTGTCGACGTCCGCGCCTCCTGGTAGCGGTCGCGCAGTCGATCGACGGCCGACGGGCCGCCAGCGGCCGTCCAGGACCGCTTGAGCGCCTCGGCCGCGGCGAGAATCCACAGGTCGAGCGTGCTGTTGACCGGGAAGGCCTCGCGCAGCTTCGTCGCGCCGACCTCGTCGCGCCGGTTGAGCTCGTAGAGGTCGTCGAAGACCTTCCGGAGCTGCGCGTTGACCTGCCCTTCCTGGCCGGCGATGCGCACGAGCTGCGCGTCGCCGGTCATGCGGTCGCGGGTCGCCATGCGTGCGCGGGCCTCGTCGTCGGCGTCGCCGAGGACGATGCGGTTGATGTCGGCACCGAGGCCTTCGAGCGGCTGCCCGGTGCCGAGGCGCACGGCCGCGAAGCCGCCGACGACCAGCGCCGCCAAGATCAGCCCGGGCGCCGAGGCGGCACCGCGGGCGGCGATCGACGCCGCGCCTCGGGCGCCGTAGCGCGCGACGGCGATCGTGCCGCGGATGGCCGCGGCCCGGACGGCCGTCGAGGCGCCGCGACGCTGCTCGGCGCGCTCGCGGACGCGCCCGAGCAGGCCGCCGACGTTGCCCATCTTGCCGGCGTCGCCGGCGCGGCGCGTCGCCGTCGCCTGCAGGTCGCCGCCGAGCGTCGGCCGAAGCACCAGGTCGTCGCGGCTCATGTGGTGCGGTAGCTCCCCACCACCGGCGACGACGCGGCCTCGGTGCCGTTGCTGCGGGCGTCGTAGATGGCGAACACGTGGTAGACGCGGCCGCCGGTCGCCGGCAGCGTCGCCATCGCCACGGGCCCCTCGTAGACGATGCCGTCGAGGTCGTCGACCGACGTCGCCGGCGTCGTTCCGGTGACGTAGCCGAGGACGAACCGAACGAAGTCGAAGCGCCGGGTGCACGCCGTCGACGCCCAGGACCAGACGCCGCCGGCGTGCCCGAGCTGCTGCGGCGCCGCGTAGTGCGGCTGGCTCGTGCACCAGGCCGACAGGCGCAGCTCGTCGAACGCCAGGTGCCGGCCGCGGCCGACGGTCGCCGGCGCGCCGGTGCCGCCGGCGACGACGTGCAGCGTGACGCCGTCTGCGCCGGTCAGCTTCTGCACGGCCGAGCGCACGCGCTCGGCGACTTCGGCGACGCCGGCGCCAGCGCTGCCGCCGTCGGGCCGCGTGCCGCCGATGACCGCGTGTTCGCCGAGCGGATCGCCGGCGACTTCGACGACGGTCGCGATGGTGAAGGCCTGCTCGATCAGCTCCGGGTCGTCGGCGTCGACCTCGCCGGCGTCGATCGTCACCAGCGCCACCGGCAGCGCGCTCGGCAGCTCCTCGTCGGACGGCGCGGCGCCGGCGTAGACGAAGACCGCGCCGTCGCCGAAGACGACGGCGCCGCCCGGCCAGGTCACCTGCTGCAGCTCGTGCTTGAGCTGCTGCGCGAGCTGCCACGGGTTCACGTCGCGCCTCGCGACGGCCGACGGCCGAACAGGGTGCGGGGTCGTGCCGGCGAGGCGGCCGCCGGCGCGCGGCGCTCGCCGAGGCCGCCGAACGTCTCGCGCGGCGCCGGCGCGCGCTGCGCGATCTTCGCCGCGAGCTCGGCCACCAGGCCGCGCGCCAGCGCGGCCTCGGCCGCGACGTCGCCGGCCTGCGCCGCGGCGCCGAGCTCGGCGACGCGCGGGTCGGCTACGGCGTAGCCGATCGCGACGGCGCGGTCGCGCTGGATCTCGTCGCCGATGAGCGCGAGCGCCTCCTGCTCGACTTCGGAGCAGGACAGGAACCACAGCCACGGCGGCGAGCCGGCGCGCAGCCAGCGCGCGAAGGCCTCGTTCGTGACGACGGGTTGGGGCGTGCGTCGGAACCACACAGCGGGGACCTCACAGGGTTAGGTCGACGAGCCGACCGATCGACAAGATGCGGTCGGAGGTGTCGCGCAGGCACTCTACCGCGAGCGGAAGCCCGAGCTCCTCGCGGCGCTGGAAAGCCAGCTCGGCGCCCTCGGACCAGTCGGGCACGCCGCGGTAGACGAGCACGGCCGGCGCGTGCACCACGTCGTCGGGCACGTAGAGGAGGACCTTCGCGCGCGGCAGCGCCGAGGCGCCAGGCTGCGCCGTGCCGGGCACGTTGATCGTCGCGTGCCGCGACGCGGTGCCGAGCGCGAAGTTGTCGCCCCACAGTTGCTCGACCGCGTCGTCGTCCCATCCGCGCAGGAAGCACGAGAAGACCCAATGGTTCTCCGATTCGAGGACGTTCGTCGCTTCGCCGAGGCCCTCGGCCATGACGCGGAAGTTGCCGCCGAGCGACTGCAGCACGACCGTCCGCGTGCGACCGACCTCGACGCCACCGAACGGATAGGGGTCGGTGAGGTCGGTCGGGCCGACGACCAGGCGGCCCGGGACGCGCAGCACGCGCGAGGCGGCGCCGGCGCTCACCGGGCCTCCGAGATGCCGACGCCGATCGACAGCCGCACGAGCTCGCGCGTCCGCGGCGTGATGCCGACGAACGGGCGCGCCGGCACTTTGCCGGTGAGCTTGCGGTTGCGGAACTTCTTGTTGAGCAGCCAGCCGAGGCGCCGGCGCATCGAGCGGTCTTGCCCCTTGAGCCAGGCCCACAAGGCAGTGCGCACCGTGTCGGTAATCGGCGCACTCTCGATGGTGCCGCCGAACTGGTGCACCGCGGCATACTCGACGTTCGTGCCGACCTCGACGACCTCGGTGCCGACGAGCTGCCAGGCGATCGACTGCGCGAGGCGGCCCGTATCGCGCAGCGCCGGCCGGCGCTCGAAGCGTCGCGCCGGCGGCGACTTCTTGCCCGCGGCGAAGTCGGCCAGCAGGCCGTAGACGTTCACGGGCGCGCGAGCCGGCCAGGTGCGGCTGCCGAACTGCTGCGCCTTGAATGCGCGCTGGCTCTCCGAAACCATGATGACGCCGACCTGCTTGAGCAGCGTCGTCGGGTTGTCGAGCTTCTCGCCGACGCGGCGCAGCTTGTCGCCGGGGTCGATCGACGCGCGCCCGGTCACGGCATGTCCTCGGCCGATTGACGGCGAGCGAGCACGCCAGGCGGCAGGCTCTCGCGGTCGGCCCAGTCGCGCACGCGCACGCCGCCGACGGCCTCGGGCGCCTGGCGAACGCCGCTGTTCGACGCCGGCGCGGCGCGGCCGCGGGCGCCGGTGCGCCGCAGCTTCTGCACCAGGCCTTCGGGCCCGAAGACCTCGTCCCACTTCACTTGCTCGATAGCCGAGCTGCTGCCGCCGCGGCGCCACAGCATCGCGACGACACCGAGCACGGCGACCTCGACGTGCTGCGTGTCGTTCGGGTCGTAGACGGCCTGCACGTGCGCCGGCCACAGCGCGATGACGCTCGCGGCGGCCTCGCGGCCGACCGTCTCGTCGATCGTCGTCGCGGCGCGGTCGCGGATGTTCGTGAGCTGCACCAGGCCGCGCGAGTCGTAGCGCGCCTTCACGGCTTCCCAGAGCGCATCGAAGTCGGCGCCCGAGGACGTCGACAGGTCGCGCCAGGCGTCGACGACGCGCAGCTCCAGGTTCGTGATGCCCACCGCGTCGTAGTGCGCGGTGTCGCCGACGATCTTCGTGAGGTCGGCCGTCGAGAAGGTCCGCATGTAGGGGTCGGCGGCGACGACCTCGCGAATTGCGGCGTTGACCGTCGCCGCGAACGGCCACGGGCTCGTGCTGATTTCGGGCCAGACGAACGGGATGGTGCGCGCGGGGTCCGTCCACACTCCGGCGTCGACGCAGGCCTGGCGCACGGCGGCAACGAAGCGCGTGAGCGCGTCCTTGTAGCGGATCGCGCTCCACTCGAACGAAGCGTCACCTTCGCCCTGCACGCCGACGATGAGCCGGAGCCGCAGCGTATCGCCCTGCGCCGCGGCCGCGTTGACACCGGCGCGCAGCAGCGCGACGAAGCGCGCGAAGCAGCCGTTCGGCTCGCCGGGCGCCCAGCTCGTCTGCTGCTTCGGGTCGAACCACGCGAAGCCGTTGACGGCCGCGGCATAGAGCTCGTTGTGGGAGAGCGTCGTTCCGTCGACCGCGAGCGACAGGACATAGACGGGCCCGCCGAGCGCCTCGTGCAGCCGCGACGCCACTCCGACGTGATAGGCGGCGCGCGCCGAGTCGAAGGCCGCGCTGGGCCCATACATGAAGGTCGGCCCGGGGAACGGCTGGTAGAGGACGGGGATCTCGTGGTGACTCGGGAAGTTGAAGCCGGGCGGGTAGGGGTTCTGCTTCCCGAACCGGCGAATCACGCCGGTCTTCGTGCTGGTGAAGGTTTCGTAGATGTCGACGCTCGTCGGCGTCGCCGCGACCACCACGTGCTCGCCGTCATAGTCGACGGTCCCGACGAGCTGGATCTTGTTACCGGCGACCACCGTCGCGTTCGTGCACGCGAGGCGCACGACGCCGGAACTCGGCGACGACGCGCCGGTGACCGTGATTTCGGCTTCCAGCGCCTGTCCTTCGAGCGGCGACCAGGGGAGCCAGTAGGCCCACTCCTGCCACGGCACCGCGGAGCCATCGGCGAGCGGCGGCGGCTCGATGACGAAGGCGTCGCCGTCGGCCGGCGTGCTGTCCCAGGCCTCGGTCACGGTCAGCTCGACGCACGGCAGCCCGGCGTCGGACGTGACGCCGCTGTTGAGCGCGATGTCCTTGCACCAGCGCCAGTCGCCGCTGTTCGCGCCGCTGGTGCACCGGATGCGAGCGCCCTTGAGCGAGCCGCGCCAGGTCGTGCCGTATGGCGTGCCGCTGATGATCGCCGTGCCGTAGTCGCCGCCGATTAGCGGCGTGAGCCGCAGCGTCGTCGCGTTCGGCGAGTTCGTGCCGGCCGTGATCGGGTAGTCGAGCTCCTCGCCGGCCACCGCGACAGGATCAAAGGCCGGCGTCAACAGGACCTGGTTCGGCGCCAGCGCCGACCAGAATGCGACGGTGTGCTGCGTCCCGTAGCCGCGGCGCGTGAAGACCTGGCCGGTGGGGTCATACTGGAACGTCGTCGACATGGTGACGGCCGTCCCAGGAATGCCGGCGAGGACCGTCGCCGCCGTGACGCGGGTCGTGTGCGGATAGCAGAAGCCGCCGACGAGGCTCGTGCAGCCGGGATGGAATGCGTGCAGGTAGCGGATCGCCTGCACGGCGCGGCCCTTCAAGTTCACCAGCTCATAGCCGGGGAAGTTGCCGGGCATGACGAAGCGGTCGGTGTAGCTGCCCTGCGCGTAGTCCGACGACAGCGCCGCGAAGTCGACGGCGAGGCCGGGGTGCAGGAGCTGCCAGGTCGCATAGTCGGCCTGCGTGCCGGCGTTCGACTGGCCGATCGAAATGAACAGGTCGCGGACCGCCATCGTGCCCCCTCGTTACGGGTCGGTGATCGTCGGCGTTCCCGAGCTCGGCAGGTAGCCGTAACCGGACACCCAGAGCCACCATTGGATTTTGCCGGTGCCGGCCGCGCCGCCCGTGTCGGTGTATTCGAGCAGGTCGTCGACGGCCCAGGGCGTGTGCGTGCCGGCATTGCCGCGCAGGAACCACCAGGTGCCGTCGATGAGCGTGAAGGGTGCAAACAGCACGTCGTCGACCAGCAGGAAGCCGCTCGTCGAGCCACTCCACTCGATCTCGATGTCGAGCGGGTCCTCGTTGAAGTTGCGGAACCAGTTGCCGACGCCAAGCGGGATCATCAGCTCGGCCCAGCCGGCCGCCAGCGAGGCGATCGTGATCGACACCGACACCGAGCCGAGCTTGAGCGTGACCGTGCCGCCGGCCGCGGTGCCGACGGTCTTGTTGAGCATCACGCGCAGGAAGTAGGGCGTGTTCGGATCGAGCCGGCGCACGCGCATGTTCGCGAGCGCCTGCTTGACGGTGACCGTGCCACCGCCGCCGGTGATCTTCATCGCGGCCGACGTCTGCGCGCCCGGGTGCGATCGGTAGAAGTTCGTCGTGTCCTGCGTGAGCTGCGCGCCGCCGGCGGCCTCGGTCCACGCGGTGAACTTCGGCGTCGCGGTCGCGGAGTATTCCGAGAAGCTGCTGTTGGTCAGCAGCGAGCCGCCGGCGCCGGTGCCCGCGTGCGCGCTGACGATTGTCACGCGCGCGGCCTCGCCGCTGCCGTGCGTTGCGCGCAGCAGCGCGTCGAAGCTGGCGGCCGTGCCGACGAACTCGAAGACCTCGGCCTGGCGCTCGGTGCCGCTGTTCGCGTCGGCGCGGCAGCGGAAGGCCTTCTTCTCGACGTGGCAGGCCTGCAACTGGAAGTTGTTCTCGTCGACCGTTAGCCGCGCCATGTCGCCGTTGCCGACGTTGCTGCCGCCGAGGGTCGCCGTCGTGTCGAAGGTGATCGAGCGGCTGGCGATCGTGATGCTGTTCGCGACGAAGTAGTCGTAGAGCGCGCGGAACAGTTCGGCACCGGAGCGGTAGCCGCCGCCGTAGCCGCCCGATCCCGCGGCGCTCAAGATCCGGCCATACTCGAACAGGCACGGCAACAGCGCCGCGTTCGCCTGCCCGGGCGTGACGAGATTCGACAAGCTGGCGCGCATCGCGTTCGCCCACGCCGGCAGCTCGATCGCGGTGTATTCGCCTTCGAGCGATTGGAGGAGCACGTCGAGCTTTCCGCCGGCGTTGACCATCGTCCCGTCGGCGAAGTTGCGCGCCGTTTCCAGCACGTCGACGACGTTCTTCAGTTGCGTCCGGACTTCGGCTTCGGTCGGCGTTCCGCTCATGGTGTCCTCAGTTCAGCAGCTCGTCGAGAACGAGCTCGTCGGGCCAGACGAGGCCCGTGTCGGCCAGCGTCTCGGGGTAGGTTTCGCCGCGGCTGCCGTTGGCCTGGTCGTCGCAGAGCTGCGCGAACAGGTAGTTGGCCGCCGGCACGTCGTTCGGGCCCGGCACGTATTGACGGGTCGAGCGCCCGGCCTTGCGCCGCGCCTCGACTTCCTCGGGCGTCGGGATCGTGATCAGGTGTCCGCGACGCGCGCGACGGTGCACGTCGCCGACGTTCTGGCCGGTCCCGGGCTCCTCGTGCTGCGCCGGCTCTTCGATGAACCGGATGATCGTGCGCGGCAGGCGCTCGCGCAGCGCGCGGATCTTCTCGGCCGTCATGAAGACAATCGAACCGATGACGGGGACGCGCTTCTTGATGCCGGTGCGCATCGGGTCGTCGATCAGGTTCTCGTTCACCTTCGGGAAGTTGAGGCCGCAGAGGTCGACGCTCTCGACGGGACAATCCGGCAGGGCGCCGATCCAGTAGCGGTATTGCCGCAGCGTGCCCGACTTGAGCCGAGCGGTCCCGAGGTCGGGCACCAGCTCCGACGCGGGAATGTGGGTCTTCGGGGGCGGCGCTTCGGCCGGCGCGCTGCGCACGCGGCGGCCACTGTAGGCGGATCGTTGGGCCATTCGGGTCATCTCCGATTCATGGGTGGGAAAGCAAACGGGCCGGCCGCGCGTGCAGCCGGCCCGTGTGAGCCTACGCGGTGCGCGGGAAGCGCGCTACCCGTTCGGTCAGGCGTTGTTGATCTTGATGCAGCCGTAGGGGAGCGCGATGCCGGCGCCCTGGCGGCAGTCCCACTGCACGTATTCCTCGCCGGTCGTGCGCGTGTGGTCGCCGTTGTTGTCGCCGGCGAGCGAGGTGTGTTCCTCGACGCCCTGCCGATCGAGCAGGAACGTCGGCAGCTTCGGCGACGCGAGCAGGAACACATACCAGTCGTTGTCGGCGATGCGGCTCGTGCCCCACAGCTCCACCTTCCGGTTCGCGTCCTTGATGACGTTCGTCGGCGTCGTGCCGGCGTCCGTGCCGCGGACGATGCCCTGGCGCTGCTGCAGGAAGGCCTCTTCGAAGACCTCGGTGTTCGCGCTGCCGTGGATGATGAGGACCCCGGCGTCGAGGACCTCGCGGCCGAACAGCGGCTGGCCCTTGCCGTCCTGGAAGGCCATCCATTGTTCGATCGCGTTGTAGTAGTCGGTTTTGATGGCCGACAGCGTCGTGATACCGGAGCCGCTCAACAGGTTCCCGTTCGAGACGCCGAAGCGGTTCGCGCTGCCCGCGGTCGTCGCGAACATCGACGCGCCGTCCGGCGCGAGCGGCACCGCCGGCAGGGTCGTCGTCGTGCCCTGCAGCAGATCGAAGAAGAAGCGCTCGGGCAGCAGGCCCGCGCTCTCGCCGGCCTGGCGCGCAACCTCGAACAGCGAGCCCGTCTGGTCGTCCGCGCGGTCGTCCTTGTGCCACGGGACGCGGCGGCCCCAGTTGTGCACGACGGTCGAGAACTGCACGGCCTTCATCGCGTCCGTCGGGATCGTGTCGCCACGGCGCCAGAGCGCCATGTGCGGCGCGGCCTCGTAGTAGGCGAACTCGTGCTGGCGGTTCGTCGCACCGATGCCGAGGTCCATGACCTTCGCCAGCGTGCTGTTCGCGAGACGATTGCGGATCGAGCTGTAGGTGTCCGCGAACTCGGTCCGCAGGCCGTTCGCGAGGGTTGCGCTGCTGATGATGGTCGACATGGTCGCTCCTGGTGTTGTCCTGGTGTCGCGCTCGGATCAGTTGAGCGCCCGGTGCTCGGCCGGCGTGAAGAGTTGCACGTCACCGCGGCCGGCGCTGATGAAGCGCGACACCCAGCCGACGGCCTTCACGTTCGTCGTAGCCGACAGCGTGAAGTCGGCCGGGTTGTCCGTCGCGCAGAAGACGAGCGAGTTGACGTCGGCCTGCGTGAGCGAGGCCACCGGCACGTTGCGCAGCACGACGCCCTCGGTGTTGACGCGGCCCTCGACGGGCGGCGTCGCCGACGTCGAGCCGACGCACGGGGCGAGCAGGATGCCGGCGAACTGGTGGCCGGCCGTGTCGGCCCACTTCGCCAGGAAGCCGGCGGCGTTCGTGCCGACGAGGCCGCCGCCGAAGAACGTGACGCCGTCGGCGGCAACGAACGACATGCGCCCGCCGGTGCCTCGCGGCATCGTGTCGTGGATGGTGTCTACGGTCAGGTTCGCCATTGCGTGCTCCGTCGCGGCGTCGCCGCGCTGTCAGGTCCTTCGGTCGGGTTGTTCGGTAGGTGCCGCGTCGCCGCGGCTCACTTCTTGAGTTGGATTCCGGTGCGCGCCATCGACACCGCGACGTAGCGCTCCTCGGTCATGCGGCTGTGCCCTCGGCGGTTGAGCTCGGCCCACTCGCGCGAGAACTGCACGGCCTGCTTCACGGCGTCGGCGCCGTGCGCCTGGTAGGCCTCGGCCACCTTCGACGTGCCGGCGTCGACGCCGTTCTGGGCGGCGAAGTTGACCGCGGCCGCGCCGTCCTTCGACGGCACCGCGGCGAACGTCTTCGCCATCTGGTCGACGTAGGCCGCGAAGGCCGTCGGGCCGAACTTCGTGTGGAAGTCGGCGAGCTCCTGCTCGACGTTCGCGCCCAGCGGGCGGCCGGCGAGGCGTTGCATCGCGACCGCGACGTCGTCGCGGCGCTTCTCGGCGGCTTCGCGGGCGTCGAGGCGCGCCTTGAGGGCGGCGTTCTCGCCGGCGAGGCGCGCGAGCTGGTCGGTCGTCTTCGGGTCGGTGCTCTTGCTCATGCTCTCGGCTCCGGGAACGGCCGCCGGCGCAGGCGCCGCCTCGGCCTCGGGTTGTTCGGTCGCGCCACCGCGCTGCGCCTGGATCGCCGCCAGGATCATGTCCATATCGGCGATGCTGATGCTGCCGCTCTCGATGGCCTTGCAGACGCCCTTCACGTCGACGCCGCCACCGCCCTCGGCCATCTTCTCGCCGTCCTTCGGCTTGTCCGCGCCCTTGTCGCCGCCGTCCTTCTCGAAGTTGGTCTTGGTCGTCATCGTCGCCTCGGTTTCGTCGTCGTAGATCAGGTGGGCACTACGGCCCCGCGTGAAGCACGCTAGCACGGGCCCGTCGTTCGTGCGCTCGCGTGCGAGCCAGGGGTTGCGGAAAGTCGCACTTGCGACGAGCGCGCCGCGGCCGGCGGCGAGCGCCTTGGACTCGTCGACCTGGCCGACCATCAGCATCGGCAGCTCCAAGTAGGGCGGCTCGTGGTCGAGCAGCGCCAGCGAGTCGATCGCCGGGTTCTCGACGTCGAGGATCTCGACGCTGCGGTAGGGGAGGCGCTTCGCCAGGATGTCGATGCCGATGCCCGGGTCGGTGACGACCAGGTCGGCGAAGATCGCGACGCGGCGGCCGCCCTTGAACGTGATCGGCGCCGCGCGCGTGATGCGGAAGTAGCCGGCCGCGCGCACGTCGCGTTCGGTGAGCGCGTCGCCGCCGTGGTGCCGCACGTGCAGCGGCGGCATGTAGCCCTCGGCCTCGGCGCGCTTGGCGCGCTCGACGGCCTTCGTGATCCAGTCGACGTCGAACGAATGCTCGAAGCGCGAGCACTCGCAGAAGATCGGCACGTCATGGATTACCAGCGCGCCGTCGGCGTCGCGGGTCGCCCTGTAGCCGGGCAGGCTGTTCGGGGTCGTCATGGTTAGCGCTCGCCGCGGTCGAGGCCGAGGCGGATGTTGAACGAGGTCGAGGCCGTCGGCGTCCAGCCGCCCGCGGTGCGCACCACCAGCAGGCCGAACAGCGAACCGCTCGCGCTGACGAACGGCATGGGCGGCATCGGCACGTTGACCTGCTGGTTCGCACCAATCACGCCGCCGTCGAGGCTCGCGAACGGTCGGTAGATTTCGAGGTTCGACGCGGCGCCCGGCAGCTTGCCGCCGTTGCCGAACCGCAGGATGCCGATCAGCTTCGGCAGGTCGGCGGCGACGAGCGCGAGCGCTGCGTTGTCGGCGAAGTTCGTCGGCTCGGCGTCGAACAGGAACAGGTCGAAGTCGAGCGTGTCCGTCTCGGTGACGCCGACGCGCGCACCGATGATGCAGCCCGATTGGCCGGCGCCGCGGAACTCGATCGCCTTCGCCGTGCCCGCGCTGTCGCTGATGACGTCGTTCACGACGTAGGCGTTGATGTCCGCGGGACGCGCGAACGTGCACTCGACGACGTCGAAGCGTGCGCCGGCGAAGCCGCGGGGCGGGGTTTGCGTGCTGGTAATCGTGGTCATGGGTTCGGCTCCGTTGTGGTCGACTGCTGCACGATCCGCTCGATGCCGGCCCGGACGGCGTTGCTCGGCCGCTCGGTGTCACCGCGGATGAAGCGGTAGAGGGTAGCACGGTTCACGGGCACTTCGTCGGCCACCTTCGCGACGCCGCGCTTCGCGACGATCCGACGGAAGGCCTCGCACGTCTTGCGCCAGTCGGGACGGCTCATAGGGTCGCTCCGGTTAGGAACAGGTCGGGACGGCCGCCGTGCCGGAAGCCGGCGTCCGGGAACGCCGACGACGGCACGCGGGACTCGATGACGCGGCCGTCGCGGCCGATGCGGCCGGCGAGCTGCAGCTCGACGCGCGTGACGTGCGACACCTGGCAGCGGCAGTTGTAGCCGAGCGGCGGCGCGATCCGCGCCCACTCGGGGTTGTCGACGCTCAGGATGATCCCGTCCGCGGCGCCGTGGTTGTCTCTCGTGTCGCCGTCGCCGACGGCGTCGAACCGGAACGCCGGCACGACGGCCTTGATGTCGGGGTCCCGCGCCTGGCGGAAGCGCCCGGCCGTGACTGCGGTGTTGACGTTCGTCCGGAAGACCATCCGGCCGTAGCTGGCCGACCAGTCGGCCGAGCGCTTGCGGATCTCGTTCACGGCGAGCGCCAGGCCGCGGCCGGCGGCCGTTTCGCCGAGGCCTTCGCGGAAGGCGCGCGCAAGGTAGTCCTGCGCGGTGCGCGTGACGCTGGCCTCGGCGGCGCGCACGAATGCGACGACGCGGTCCTCGGTATAGAGCTCGGCGATGCGCTGCGCGGTGCGTTCGGCGGCGCGCCGGATTGTGACCGGCGTCCGGTCGATGAGGTCCTGCAGCGCCTCGGTCAGCGTGACGCGCGGCAGGATGTTCTGGCTCGGCTCGGCCTCGAACCGTAGCAGCTCGCCGCGGAGCCTGGCGAAGTCGGCGCGCGGGAACCGCTGCTGCGCTGCGGCCTGCAGCTCGGGCATGCCGGCGGCCGCGCGCAGCATCAGCGAGGCGCCGAGGACCTCGCCGACGCCCATCGTCTCGGCCGTCAGCTTCGCCAGCGCTGCGCGCGCATCGGCAGCCGCCGGCCGGTTGTTCGTCACCAGCGCGACGAGCAGGTCCTGCACGCGATCGACGTAGAGCGCCGCGTGCCGGCCCGTGAGGTCTTCGAGGATCTTGCCCGGGTCGATCATTGCGGGAACGGCGACAGGCCAGGGATCGTCGGCACCGGCTCCGGCTTCGTGATGATCGGCTCGCCCGGCTCCGGCTTGCGGAAGCCGGTCTGCTCTAGAACGTCCTGCTGCGCGAGCTCGACGCCCATCGAGTTGAGGACCTGCGCCACCTGCGCGCGCTGCAGCGGGTCCTGGCGCTTCTCCTGCGTGATGCTGAACCGCGGCTTCTCCTCGGCGATGCCGAGCTCGACGAGGTTCGCATGGTTCCGATACCACAGACAGCCGAGCAGGTCGTCGGTGAGAGTCTCTTCGAGCGTCTCGCGGTCGAACTGCACGAGCGCCTCGGTGCTGTTCTCCTGGATCTCGGCGAGGGCGTAGCTGCCGCCCTCGTTCGCCGCGGTCGTCAGGTTGGCGCCGAGAATCAACGTGAAGATGGTCGACCGCAGCTCGGCGCGAACGTCCTGCATGAGCTGCCAGCCCTCGCCGGCCGGCTGGATGACTTCGACCGTGTCGCTCGAATCGTAGACCAGCACGTGCCGCGCGCGCAGGTCTTCGAGGACCTGCGTCCATTGGCGAATGAGCTCCTGGTTCGGGAGGCCGGTGCCGGCGTCGCGCGCACCGTCCACCTTCGCCGTCAGGATGCCCTGCGCGAAGCGCGCGACGGCCTGCAGCGATTCCTGGAACACGTGCTCCTTCGCATACCACCACCAGCCGAGCGCCTCGCGCAGCGCGCGGCCGTGGCCGAGCGTCGCCTGGTCGTCCTGGTAGACGTGGCGAATGGTGTGCATTGCGTCGTCGGCCGTCTCGTCGCGCCACTCCTGCGCGCCGACGTCCCACCGTTGCCAGCGCCCGCTCAACTGCTCGCCGTTGTGCGACGGCACGATGCGGTAGCAGCGCTTGTCGACGTCCTCGATGCGCATCGGGACCCACCAGGTGCGCGGCTTGCCGTCGCCGAGGCGCAGCGTCCGCGGCTGGCCGTGGATGCGACCGAAGCGCGCACCGCTGAAAAAGGCGCGCGCGAGATTGAGCCGCGCCGTCGTGAAATGCTTGATCTGCTTGAGCAGCTCGGTCGCGACCGACGTCGCCAGCGGCGCGCGGTCGCTGCCCTCGAACGTCGGGACCACCGTCCACTGCCGGCCGGCGATCAAATGCCGGCGGAAGCCCACCGCGTGCGCGATGTCGGCGTCCCGAAGCATCTTCTCTTCCGTCTCCGGGTCCCGCATCAGCCAGACGCTCGGGTCGTAGAGCTGCACGCCGTTCCGCCAGGCGGCCGACAGCGCGCGGACGTAGAGCTGTTGCGAGGCGTTGCGGGTCCGGAGCTCGGTCGTCATTGCGTCACCCTTGCCCGAGGCACTTGAAGCACTGCATGTAGAGCCAGAGGACGGCGAACGTGCCGACGTCGGCCTCCTTCTCCCACGTGCCGGTCGGCGTGACCGTGATTCCGCCGCCGTCGAACGGCTCGAAGCTCACGAACTTGAACGCATCGCCGCCGCACGGGACCGACCAGGCGAACTGGAACTCGTAGGTCGAATAGTCGACGCCGTTCTGATTGACGCCGGGCGTGCGCGTGCCGGCGGCGACGCCGGAGCTCGGCACGTCGAACGACAGGTCAGGCCATGCGTCGGGCCCGCTCTTTCGCGCGTCGAGCGTGACTTGCACGAGGAACGAGCACGGCGTCTCCTGCTCGCATCCGTCGGCACCGGGGACGCACGTCCCGCCGCTGGTGACGACGCGCAGCTTCTGCAGCGACAGGTAGAGCGAAGACTGCAGCCCGCCGCCGCCGGTGCGAATCTCGAAACGTGCGCCGGGCCATCGCCGGATCTCGTTCGGCTTGTCGCCGGGCCCCGGTGACGTAGTGGTTTCGACAATGAACAACGACGGGCTGTCGTCGCGTTGAATCGGCGGCATCGAGCCCGGGTCGAACGTGAAGCCGCCGGCGTCGGCCTTCGTCGAGGTCCACGCCGGACTGCCGAAGCCTGGCGGGACGGGCGGCTCGCCGTCGATCGGCAGCACGAGCGCGCACGCGGCCAGCGGGTCTTCCGCGAAGCAGCCGGTGCAATCCTCCGACTGCTCTTGCTCGATGGTGTCGAGCACGCGCAGCCGGCCGTCTCGGATCGCGCGCTTGCGCGCCATCAGCGCGTCGGCGTTGTTCGGCTTCGGGTCCTGCGCGCGCTCGATCGAGCCCACCGGAAGCGAGTCGTAGAACGCGACGGTCAGGTCCCGAGGTGCGACCATGGTCAGCCCTCGCCCTCGCCG